GGTGTTGTCCAACAGCAGGATGGGGACCAGGATACCCCGCAGCATGACCCGGTTGCAGTGGTTCTGCAGCTTCTCGAAGTCGTCGCCGACGGCCCGGCCCAACTGCGACGGCGTCACCTTCTCGCCAGGGGACAGTACCATGCCGGTGCCGGTGCCCATCGAGTTGATGAGTTCCGTCAGGTAGTCGGCCCGAGAGGCCGTCGTCCCGTCCGGGAGTTGCACCGTGTCGCTCGCGTTGCCGGCCGTCTCGATGAAGGTGAAGGGCGTCCCGTAGCGCTGCATCGTCAGGCCCCACGCAGCGATCATCGGGTCCTTCAGGCACCACCACTTGTAGACGCTCTTCAGGCGGCTGGTGCCGTAGGGGTTGCCTGGACGGATGCCCAGGCGCCTGCTGCAGAAGTGGACGACCTTCTCGCCGGGCATGTCTGTCTGCCAGGCCGTGCCCCACCACTGGTAGACCTTGTCCACTTGCCCATGCCGGGGGCCGCCGTCGTCCACCACGTGCAGGCGGACGCTGCTCGGTTCCAGGGTCTCCAGGGCCTCCAGCCAGAACCAGCCTCCCCGCTCGCGCAGGACAATCTCAGTCACCGTGAAGCCGGCCCACAGGGCGGCCAGCATGTTGCCCACGGCCTCGGACAGGCTGCCCTGCATCGTTTCGAAGTTTTCGCGGATGAACTCCTGGATGTCCGGGCGGTCTTCGTTGACGTATTCGCCCAGGCGGCTGACTGCTGCCAGGGTCACGAACTCCAGGCCGGCCGCGATCGTCTCGTCGGTCTGGACCATCCGCTCATAGGTCTCGAGGCCGATGTTGTCCGGCCTGTGAAGCCAGCCCAGCAACTGGTCCACGTCGAGGATGTTGCGCCCGACCCGGACTCCCGGCTGGATGCGGGAGCGCTGCATGGGGCGCCCGTCCGCGCCGAGAATCACGCTCATCTGGACCTCCTACACTCCGAGCTTCTGTCGCCAGTTCGTGCCGGGCACCAGGCGGGGGACGAATGCGCTGCCCTGCGCCATCCGAATCAGCGCCTGCGTCATGGCGTCCACCTGGTCGTCGTTCACCCCGGTCGGGAAGGCGGCGGCCTCCTCGACCAGGTCGCGCACCCAGGGGTCCAGGGCCGGCGTCCCGTCGGGGGCGATTCTCCTGGCCGGCAGCCAGACGTTGCCGCCCTCCACCTGGTGCGAGACGGCGGCCGCCCTGGCCACCTTCCCGCCCTCGGGCTCGACGGCCACCAGGCCCTGCAGTTCACGGCGCAGGGTGTCGATAACCGCGCTGCCGTTGGCCTTGTCCTCGACCAGCTTGACGCGGGCGTCGGGCCAGCGGAAAGACAGCTCTCGGATGGCGTCCAGGGTGCGAGGGAAGTCCCACCGCCCGCGCACCTGGTCGAGCAGATAGCGGTCGGCGCCCTTCCGGCCCCAGACCTGGCCCACCACGTAGTCGCTGGAGGCCGTGCCCTTGAAGGCGCAGTCCCAGGACTGCAGAACCTCGTCGAATCGCACCGGGGGCCGCGTGTAGTAGCGCCACCAGCCGCGCTGGAAGTAGCCGCCTTCGTCCACCACGGGGCGCTGCTGGTAGAGGGCCGACCATGTCCGCTCTCCCACCTCGCGCCGGGTCTCCTGCAGGGCCTTCACGTCGTAGCGCTCTGGCCAGAGGGCCTCGCCGGGCTCCCGGCCCAGGGGGTCTCCATCCTCGGCCAGGGCGGGCAGGTTCAGGACCTCCCAGCCGTCGCCAGACTCCTGGGCGTTGCGCAGGATGCGCCCGGCCAGGTCGTCGTCGTGCCAGCGGGTCATCAGCACCACGACCGAGGCGCCGGGCTCCAGTCGGGTGCGGGCCGTCGTGGTCCACCAGTCCCAGACCCGTTCGCGCCAGGTCGCGGAATAGGCGTCCTCGGCGGTCTTGATGGGGTCGTCGATGATGAACAGGTCGGCCCCTCGCCCGGTCAGCGGTCCGCCCGCACCGGCCGCCACCATGCCCCCGCCGGCCGTCGTGTGCCAGCGGTTGGAGGCGGCGGAGTCCTGGGCAATGCGCACCCGGAGGATGTCGGCGTGCTCCTGGACCGTGTTGCGCACCCGGCGCCCCCAGTCGGCCGCGAAGTCCGCGCCGTAGGTGGCCAGGATGATGCGCCGCTCGGGCCAAGTGTTCAGATACCAGACCGGCAGCCAGTGGGAGATGAGTTCCGACTTGCCGTGCCGGGGGGGCATCGAGACCAGCAGGCGCCGGATGCGCCCGGTGGCGAGGTCCAGCAGGCGGTCGTTGAGTCGCTCCAGGTGCCGCGCTCGAACCCACGACCCATCGGACAGCCACTCAGCCAGCGCAGCCGGGCTCGCCTCCCGGGCCCTCTCCACCACTGAGGCGAGCTGCGAGGCGGTCCAGGATGCGCAGGGCGTCAGGGTCTCGGATGACTCGTCGCCACGTCGCATCTTCAACTTTCACCTCGATGGGCTTCTCTCCGCCCGGCCCGGAGTGCTCTGCTGATACCCGACGACCCCAGTTCTTGTGGTCGCGGCGCTCCAAGAGCCAGGCTGCGGCCTGCCATGTGGGCGTCAGGTCGCCTGCGCCAACTGCGTGGCGCTCGACCACCCGGACCATGCTGGCCTGCCACTCAGCTTGGGCCTTTTTACAGTCCTCCGAAAACTCCGAAAAGCGATTCTTCCCACTCGCCCCCTTGGCCAGCCATAGCTGCAGGGTGCTCTCGGTTATCCCCGCCGACTCGGCCGCAGCCTTCTGGCTGTTGCCGTGCCGCAAGAACTGGACGATGCGCTGATGCACCTCGGGGGTCAGCTTGCAGGGCCGGCCCATGTTGCATCACCGCCTCTCTGCTGCCACCTCGGCGAAAGTCCGACCGTCGGCGTCCAGGGTGGCCTCCTGGCCAGTCTGCTCCTGCCAGCGCTTGATGGCCACGTCCACGTAGACGGAATCCAGTTCAATGGCCCGACACCGGCGCTGGGTTTGCTCGCAGACGACCAGGGTAGTCCCGCTACCACAAAACGGCTCATAGACCACGGCGCCCGGGGCGCTGCCGTCCTCCACCAACTGCTGGATGAGAGCGACAGGCTTCATGGTCGGATGCAGCTTGCTGCTCGATGGACGGTCGTAGTTAAGGACCGTGACCCGATGCCCATCGCCGTGGAACTTATGCGATCCGTGCCACCCGTAGAGGATGAACTCGTGCTTGGCGTTGTAGTCCTTACGGCCGAGCACGTGGTTGTTCTTGACCCAGACTAAATAGTCTCCCCAGGTCATACCGGAGCAGTCCCAGGCTGCCCTCAGGCTGTGCAGTTCTTGGCCCAACATGCAGGCATAGGCCGTGTTGTGTTTGGCCCACGGAATGAGGCTCAGGAACGAGGCGAAAAAAACCCGATAGTCGTGGATGGCGTCGTTCTGGATGGCGCGCTGGATTCTGTTGCCTTTGTCTGCGGCGTTGAGGAATTCGTTCTTTGCTAAGTAGTCCACCCCATATGGCGGATCGGTGACCATACAGTCCACCAGGTCCTCGCCCAGCACCCGCTTAACGTCGTCCGCCGAACAGCAGTCTCCGCATAGTAGGCGGTGCCGGCCCAACACCCACATGTCGCCCAGGACGCTGGTTGCCTGTTCTTCCGGCTCGGGAGCGTCGTCGGCGGCAGCCGGCCGGCCCGCAGCCTCCGCCAGCAGCGCATCCATGGCCGCGTCGTCGAACCCTGTGCCCGCCAGTCCGTCGTCGGTGGCCTGTAGCTCCCGCAGCAGTTCCAGCAGGGCGCCGTCGTCATAGGACGCGAGGTCGTTGCTCCGGTTGTCTACGAGGAGGATGCGCTCTGCCTGCTCGTCGTCGACGTCCACCCATGCGACGGGCACCTCGGTCAGGCCCGCGGCCCTCGCTGCCAGCCAGCGATGGTTGCCCGCCAGGATACGCCCAGTTGAGCGCTGTGCCACCACCGTGCCATAGAACCCGTGGTGTCCGATGGATGCCTGGATGGCGCCCACATCGCCTCGCCGTGGGTTGCGCGGGTGGGGCTGCAGGTCGCCGATGGGCACCTGCTCGATGGTCTCGTTGATGATGCCGGGCATGTAGGGCCTGCCTTAAATGCGAAGCCCCACAGGCGGGGGAATGGGTGCCTGCGGGGCCGGCTTGCCGCCGCCTGTACAGACGGAGACACGCAAATGTTAACACGGAAGTTGAATCGCCGTCAATCCCCTCCGCACTGAGGGCAGGCCGGCTCCTCGTCCTTCACCCAGAACTGGCAGCGCTGGCAGGTGCGCCCGCTATGCTTCAGGCGCACCTTATAGGCCACCAGCCCCAATCGCACCAGGGCGGAGTCAGACAGGCAGAAGAACTCCTTCACCTCGGCGACCTCGGCGGCAAGCTCGTCATCGATGCGTCCGGCGATCAGGTGCGAGCATCGCTCGACGTGGCTCTCCCGGTCGCGCCCGCCGGCGGCCTCCTGGTCGAGGTAGCGGCGTTCCCTCCTGGCCTGCATGGCCTCGCGGTCCCCGGGCTTGGGCTGCCGACGGGCCCGCCCGTTGCCGGAGGATGCGCCCTGTGGCGTGACGGGCGCCTGCATCAGCACCTCGACGGGGGCGCCGAGCAGGTCTCCCCGCTCCCCCTGGAGGGCGGCCTCGGGGATGATGGTCGGGCAGGTGCTGTCGGTGCAGAGCCACTCCCGGACTGGGCCAAGCGTCGTGAGGCTGGTCACCAGGCAGAGAGGAGCGCCACAGGCGGGACACTCGGGGGCGGTGGACTGCATCAGGCGGTTTCCTCCAGGTTATCGAGTATGTCCTCCAGGGCCACAGTGGCCCAGGCAAGCGGCGTGTCGATGCGCTCGGCGTCGAGGCC